TTTCTTTTTCCCATTGTTGTTGTTTTAGGAGAAGTTCTTTTAACTTCTTCTTCTCTGCAGGAGTTAATCCAGCCATGTCTTAAATCGCCTCTGATAGTGTTGAATTGTTGTTTGTAGGTGTTTCCTTAGATTGTTTCTTTTGGCCACCTCTATAGCGCTTTCTGTTGGAGGTAGATATTGCTTTGGTCTTAGTAAATTCTTTTACTTTTCCATCAGTAATAATATCTGCTATTTCATATGCATCGTGAAGAATTAATCCAGCTAAAACAATCGGAGCAAACGGTCCTGCAGCTATAGCTACACCTTTCTTAACTAATGATTTACCAGCAAGTTTAAGAGTTTGTCTGATGATTGCTTTTTTAAAACCTTGTTTAATTAAACTTTTTTGAGCTAATTGGAAACCTTTAAGAGCAGTTCTAGATTTTGCTTCACCTACAACTAAATCTTTTCCATATGCTACTGCTGCATCTAGGTACTCGCCTTCTTCAACTTTAGTATTAATTTCACGTGCACCAGCATCTGATGGTAATAGTGCTGCACTAGTTACAGCAGTTGTTACTAAAGCAGTAGGTTTGATCCATTTATGTTTACCGCCATTGGTTTGACCATTTACTTTTCCGTTCTTACCATTATCATTTCCATTGACATTCTCTAATTGTTCTGAAAGGTCTAATCTTCTTGACTCCCATTCAGCCTGACCTTCTGGATCCCACATTGAAGGTTTATTCTCAAGATGTTGATAGTATTTCGTATGTAAAATACGCTCTTGAAGTTCTTTTCTTTGATTTTGTCTGGCAGTTAATCCTTGTATATTCTTTGCTGAATGACCATAACCTTCTCCTGTAGATTCCCAAGCATTACGCATTCTGAGATTGGCAGCTTCAACACTGATTCCAAATCTCTCTGCTGTGAATCTTTCACCTTTAGCTAGAAGACTATTCGTGTAAATATGGTCACCAACCAAACCTTTAGCATTTAGTACTCCTCTTTTTATATGAGCACCTCGTCTAACTTTTTTATCAGGTGTGGTTTGTATTTGATCAGCTTTTCTCAGCGCATTAGATGCTTTAGTGCTACCTGGTTCTAATCTAAGTTTGTCTCTATGTTTAGATAGATTTCCACCTTTAATTTTATACTGTTCTTCTTTAGGTATATCTAAAGCTGCTTTTGCATCTTTTTGAGTAGTTCTTACTTTTACACCCTTATCATTTGTTTTGGTAGGGTTCTCCTGTAGCCAAGTGGCAATCCTATGTTTATTTTCGGCCATTAAAAAAGCCCCCTTTCGGGGGCGAATATTTGTTAGCTAATGTGCGTACTGATTAGTTGTTCTCTGTGAGGGATATGTCCAAATGTCGAACGCATCCATCTTTTCCAATTACTGCTACCTTTGCCCTGGTTGCACGCTCTACAGGCGGGTACGAGATTGCTTGTAAGATCCTCTCCGCCAAATCTTTTAGGTATGACATGATCAAGTGTGAGTTCATTAATTTCATGGGTATTACCGCAATAAACGCATTGACAATTGAAGTGCTCTTTAATAGCTCTTCTCCAGAGCTTTTTAGCGTCAGGACTTGTCATGGTTATGAGGTTGTATAAATAGTGTTGAGGGGTAGGTAGTAGTGGGGTCATTTACGTTTGCGTTTTAATCGGCTACGTCTATTTAGATGTTTAGATTGAGGTCTTCCTTCTGTAGTACTGCCTTTATAGTGAGCAGCATCACGAGAATCCCCTTTCTTAAGTCCTAGTTGTTTTCGTAATCGATTCGCATTAACGCGTAAGGCTTTTCCTTTCTTTGTTCGGTTATATGCCTTTTGTTGATTTTTATAGTTCCCGTTAGCGTATTTCGCTCCTTTTCCTTCCATAAAGTCTTGTTTGTACTAAATCAGGGTCGATTGTGGGCATAACTGCAGCTAACTTCGCTAATGGGTTGCCATCCATAGCAATACCACTAATATCATTAGTTTTTAACCAGTCACACGCAGCTTTTAGATCTTGAGTCGAAGCCTCGCCACTTTTGACCCTCTTTAGGAATTCAGTTGTAACGAGGTTATGTAATTCATTAAATTGGTCTTCAGTGGCTTTCGCTTTCTTCATTACTCTTCTTTAAGTCCTGGAAATAAGTTCTTTTTAACCATCTTGACTACCTGATCATCAACAGTATTGTCAGTGGATTTGGCATATGCCTCTAATAGAGAGATAATTAATTCCTTCACTGCACTTGAGCTAAGGAATGCCATAAGGATGGGCTTAATAATGATCGTCATTTTTTCTTGAATGGGTTGAGTGTTTGCCACCATGGTTTCTTGGGTGTAGGTGGGAATGCCGCAGCTCTTGCCTTGGCAACTTCCGCTTTAAATGCAGCAATAGGTATGACGTCACTGCACATGTGATAGACACGTGTACCTGGACGAATCATGAAACCTTTCTGCTGTAGTTCTGCGCAATTCTTGACTCGGACTAATTCATAATCCAAAGTCATTTTTGCTTCCTGTTTAGCTGCAATAGATTTACAACGTTCAATCATGGAACCATCAAGTGGAACCATAAAGTTAATTTGAGCTCCCCAGTTTTCACTGACGGTATAGCTCTGTTGATCCATAACATCGTCGAATGGTGTGACGTGATTGCCCATATAGAATGGACTGAAGGTCATTGTTGCACCATTGCAACTGATATTTGGACCCATTACTTGTCTACTAGGTGCTCCATTATTCTGGAATTGCACCGCTTGATTAGTAACGTTTCCCGTTGCAGCAGCTACAGGGTTAGATGTATTTTGTACTTCTGGTTCTGCATAAGCTGGTAAGCCTATTGTGAGAAGACAGAGAGCGATGTAGTAGTAGCTGTAGTTTCGATTGTTCTTTCGATTTCTGTTACTTCTAGTACTTGACTTGCGGCTCTTGTTATAATCTCTAGTGAGAAATCTGAACCAGGAGTTGTTAGATTGAAGACCGAATCTGAATCCACGATACCGCCTGACGAGGTGGAGGTATGGGTTATATTGTCCCCACTCCACTTGTTCAAGGCTGACCCGTAGGTTGTTATCGTTATATCTTCTTCTATGTCTTGGGTTGTAGTTGTTGTCGAGTTCATCGAGCCTTGGGTGAACTGAGGCGTGACTAACTCTGCTCTTGCTACCGAGGGTGATAACAGTGCTAAGAGTAATAGCCATTTTTTCATTCTTCTTTTTTCTTTGCCATAGGACAATTCACGGGTTTGCCTTTATCTTTGTTATTACCAGTGGTCAAGCCAAAAGTAGCTAATGCTCCCGTAAACACACTTGCCACGAACGTGATATCTGAGTTCCCAGCTTTCTTTATCATGGGTAACTCTACGTAGTTCATCGTTATGATGAAACCAGACCAAACAACTACGCCAAGCCTGACGAATGTTCCAAGGATTTGGATCTGGTGTTCTTGGTCTTCAGCAGCATCTTTTAACTTGCCGAGGAGACTTTTTCCTTCCTTTTTTTCTTCCATGCTTCAATGCGTTTGTTCAGTTGTTTAGTTACAAACTTCTTGATTTGTTCAAACAAAGGTTGTGCCAAAGTAGTCGTCGCTACAGCACCTAAAGCAGCAGTAACAGCCGTAACCATTACCTCTGCTGTAGGCAGTGGCATTTGTATATCTAATACTGGTATGTCTAGTTTTGGTTGAGGTGCAGGTTGTGTCGTCTCTTTCTCCTCTGCCTTAGTCTCAGGTGGACGTTCTAAATCAGCTGGAGGAATCACCATAGGTTTATATGATGGCACCTTTGCTGATGGTGGCTTGAAATATAGTTGAGGAATATCCAGAGCCTTTGGTAAGTCAGGCGTAGGGATATTGATGGACATTATTTAATATAATGAAGTGCCATAGATCCAGTTGCAAAGTCTGATGAACTACTATTATTTGAAAATTGAATTTGTGTTAGTTCAGTATCTAAAGCACAGAATCCACCACCAAAACCTACATGAGACCAGGCATGTTGAATAAGCCTCCAATTAGCTACCCATTTTTTACCACCTGAATCAACTGGTGCCATTTCAAAGTAGAATGAATTTGTATCACCAGATCCACCAGATCCATATCCTAGAACCCAAGCTGCAACATCTGCCGCACCATGTGTATTAGGGTTACCTGCATAACCTGCAGAACTTGCATAACCACTAGTATGTAATCCTCCTGAATCTCCAATCCTTGCTCGAAACGGTTCATTACCTGAGTCATGAGTAATAGACTCAGCTACAAACCATAGCTTTTTAATTCCACTTGGTAAGCTGCCAAAAGTAACTTGATCTACACTAGTTAAGTCAGAAGTAACTTTATAAACTGACGTTATATTTGCTCCTGCATTATCACCAGTTACTGTACCTGAAAAGGTTACATTACCTGGAAAAGTTACCGACTG